TACAATCTCTTCCTATTTTATAACAACTCTCAATGTTTAGAATAGGTAGAGATTGTAATTATTTAAATCTATTTGTTTAATTATATTTATTGTTGTGGATATGACTAATTTCTAAATGATTTATATTTACATGTTTTGGTAAAGAGCCAACCCATCTTATACTTTCTGCCATATCTTCTGCAGTTAAAGCATTTTCTTTTTTTTCTATTTGTGTATCTATTGTGCCTGGACAAATTTCTGTTACTTTAATCCCATATTGTGGAAACTCCATTCTCATGGTGTCTATTAAAGCCATCTCTCCTCTTTTAGCATTACTATAGTTTCCTCCGCCTCTAAAAGGAATTTTGCCACAAAGAGACGTTATGAATATGATTGTAGGGGAGTTTGATTTTTTCATAGATTGTACAAATAATTGAGAAAGATACATGGGGCCAGTGACGTTTATATCATAGGCTTTTCTAAAATTATCCATTGTTTCGTTAATAATAAATGTTGGGCCTGATCCACCCCCTGCATTATTTACAAGTAAGTCAAGGCTAATGTTTTCATATTTTTCAAAAAAAGTTTTTATTTCTTTTTCTTTAGTAATATCTAATTTATAAACCTCTACATTATCAGAAATTAGATCAGAAACTTTGCTAAGATCTCTAGATACTGCTATAACTTTATATCCACTTTCAGACAAAAGTTTTACAGTAGCATATCCAACGCCTTTACTAGCACCTGTAACTATTGCTGTTTTCATTTACATCCCCTGAGATTTATAAAGATCCATTTCATTATGAATCCAATGACCTGGAATCATATATTTTACACCAGACTTTACAGTGTGGGCTGTATGAAAATAAGGAGGAAAGGCTGGAAATATAATAACACTATTTGCTTTTGGTTTTACTCCAAAATCAATTGCTCCGTTTGCAAGAGATTTGTTATAATCTAAATGTACGGCTGGGGCTGCTCCTTTAGCAAAACCATCGGTGCTTGTCCAACCACCATTATAATCTTTTAATTGAAAAGACAACTCCCCGCCCTCACAATCATCATTTAAATACATGACAAGAGAGTACCTTAAAGTTTTATCTCCATCTAGTTGATCAAAATGTGCGCCCATTCCCATTCCAGTATTATATTTTTTTATATTAAAAGTTGGAAAAAGTCTTGGCTCATCAAAATCACCTAATGCTGTAGCATAATCTTTGCAAACATTATAGAGTGCAGTCATTACCTCATTATAAATATATTTTCCTTTTTCTCCTATTTCGTTATTTAAATTTTCAAATTGTTTTATGTCAAATGTTTTTGTTTCTCCATAAATAAAATTTTGATCATTAGAGGCAGTCCAAGGATTCCATTTGTTTATGTCGGAATTATCATTTAATCCAAGAGTGTCTAAATCTTTTAATACTGTCCAAAATTTATCAAAATCTTCTATTACGTCAGTATAATAGTAAACCTTTGGATCTAAAATTTCTTTATTCATACAACTCCTTTTAATACCTATTGTTTTCATAATGATTTTTTTCTTTTATAAAACCAACTAAAACATATCTAATTGGTCCTTCTCCTACTACCCTTACCCCATGTTCATGTTCATCATTACCTGGAAAAAACAACAACGTTCCTGGTTTAGGCTTTAATTCTATGCCTAAATTTGGAAAAAATAATTCACCATCTAAATATTCGTCATTTATATAAATAATTGTAGCATATTTAATAGATGGGTCTGTATGTTGATCTGTATGAGATTTTAATTCTACTCCTGATTGCATTCTTTGAATTGTTGCAAGTCCACTAAGTTCTAGGTTATTGTCTGAATCAACAACAAATTTGTTTAATTTATTATACAATGGTTTATGCATTTTATGACCAGTTATATTAAAATTTTTATCTTTCCAATTTTGAGTAATTTCAAACTTTCCTTCAGCAACAAGATTGTCTACATCGTCTCTTCCAAATTTTGTCATACAAAAATTTTTTAAATTAGCATAGTACTCTACTTCCCAATCTTCTTGAGATGTACTATCTATAATGCTTCTAAAGGTATATAACTCTTCTTTTGATAAAAAGTTTTCAACAGAAATTATTTGTGGAGCAATTTCTTCAAAAGAAAAACCACTTTCTGCTAATTGTTTTTTAAAAGAATCAATCATTTTTTAGTTCTCTACTTTGTACTTATTGCCACTTTTATCTATTTTATATCCCTGTTTTAATAATTCTTGCCATTCTGCTCTTTCAATTTCTTGTTTTGCCCTTGTTTCTTTCATTTCTGCTGCCCAAGCATCTCTTAATTCTTGCGGATATGCATCTTCTTCACGATCATCCCAAAATGAACCAATAGTATATCTAACTCCGCTTTCTATTAAAGACACTTCATGCATATTGTTAAATCCCCCATCAAAAACAGCAAGCATTCCAACTTCTGGCTTAATCTCTATATTTTGATCTGGAAATCTAAGAAGTCCACCTTCAAAGTCATCGTTTAAATATAAAAATCCGGCGTATCGACTTCTTGTAAATGCTCCTGAATTTCCTTTAGAATCCGTATTGTCTGAGTGTACTCTTGCATAGGCTCCTGGCTCCCATTTTTGTGTGTGGTACCCAATTTTACAAATTGTTTTTGGATCAAGATCATGCACTAAAGCAATTGCCTCTGGCATTGTTTTTTCAATATCAGAAAAAATGGTTGGAGATAATCCAGCATCAAGTAACTCTTGGTCATTGTCTTTTGGCAATATAGAAGAGTATGACTCATAAAATGAAATAGGCATCCAAGAAATTGCACCGTTATCTGCCTGAGCATCCAAAGCCTGTATCATTTTTTTACAATCATCTTTGTTTAGAAAATTTTCAAAAATCACTATATCTTTTGTTAATCTTTTTTTATTGTTTAGGTTCATGGCTGCCTTTCTCCTGTGTGCTCTACAATGCACCAAAAAAATGGGCATGTATACCTAAGACTATTTTTTACTTCAGTAACTCCATGTATGTAGTTTTTGTCTCCTGGAAAAAAATATGCTGCTCCTCTTTTAGGCTTAAACTGTACATCTTGTAATGGAAAATACAACTCTCCACCCTCATAGTCATCATTTAAATAAAACAAACTAGCAATATCATAATATGGAAAATCATTTGGTTTTCCTGCATCCACTCCATCGTGTAACTCTTTGTCTGCGTGTGGTTTTTGAAACTGTCCAGGAAGCCATTTAACTATTGCTTTTCCTGTTGGCTCGACTTTTACATCAAAAAAGTTTTCAATAATTGGTTTAAGTCTTTTAAATAAACCCTGCAAAACTATTGCAATTTCTGGATCATTTTTATCTAAAGTTTTTCCTGTTGCAACTCTATCTTTCCAATAATCGGAATCATAAATAACAGTTCCATTTTCATTTTTATGTGTTTCTGTAATGTCCCATAAAGTAATATTTTTAGCAGCATTTTCCAAAAAATTAATTTCATACTCGGTCATAAAGTTTTCAAGTTCAACAATATTGTCTACAGAAGATCCAAAAAATCCTGATGGGGTTATTGATTTTTTTTCTCTTATAGATCCTTTAGGATTCTTATTTATTTTATCCATATTTTCATTATACATCATTTATACTTTCTTGGTTCCCAAACCTCATTTTTATATATTCCCCCATTTGGCTTTCTATATTTGTCACCATTTATTTTATTATTTAAAATCATTTTAGAAAATGTTAGAACTTCAAACTCACTATCCCAATCTTCTCTTTTAAAAGGAATCATTTGTGCGTAAGGAGTTCCTTTAGGAACAATTCCAGAAAAATCTTTATTTATCAAAAATGGCATCATTCCTGGTAATGCAATTTTATCATTATCAATAATTCCTGAAATAGTTAAAAATGGAAGTTCAAATCTGTTAAATGGGTGAGAATACAAAACACTATATCCTTCTGGGACTTTAACTCCCCAATCTGGAAACCAGGCAAAATGATCTTCATAATACCCTGATGGTTTTACAAAACCTGGCAGACTTGATCTTGGTGTGCAAAAATCTTTATAGTTTGAATCTTCAATTTCAACAATAAGTTTATTGTTTTTGTCATAAACAAAATTTAGATCGCAAGGTGTTAAATATGTATAACCACTTCCCATAATGTCAAACATTGACGGACAGGCTTTCCAAGTAGGAATTTTTCCTTTATCTGGACCAATGGCATACTCTCCAGTGTCTGAATGTTTAAAAAATCTATCGGCCTTTCTATACCATTCTGGAATTGTTTTCATTATTGGTTGAGGCCTAAACTCACTTTCTTTACTTAACCATCTCCTGTTTGCAACAAACTTAATTTTTTTATTTTCCATCAGTTTTCCTTTTATCAAATGTTTTTAATTTAAAGGATTTAATCTCATGTTTTCCAATACTTTCTTTTTTTTCATTAGTTGCATTTCTATAAAAATTTGTCCACTCACCTTTTTGATTTAATTCTTGAGAAACTTCACCATATGTTTTATTTTTTAATTGATAGTCTTCAGGGTATTCAAGGTTATAAATATGCATCTCTGTATCGTTAATATTTTTTAAAGAAATTGGAATAACTGAAATTATTGGTTTATTTGCTGGTAAAATAATTTCAACATTTGGTTTAATTACTTTTAAAGCAGCAGGCAATGGGTGTGAATAAAAAGATGTTGAGATCAAGATTGTATATGGAATTACTGTATCTAGAAATAAATTTGGTATTGGCATTGTAAGCATTGTAGTATCTTTATCTGTTGTAAACTTTACATATGTGTTTAAACTTAATGTTGCACTTCTTCTATTTTCATTTACATATTTTTCTCCGCTTAAAATCTTAATATGACCTTCTCCTTGATCTGTATCAATCCCGTCCCAAATAAAAACTATATCTTCAGGAAAACTTATACCCCAACCAAGACCATTTGTTAAAGAAACTGGAAAACAATTATAGGCATGAGCACCTGAAACCTTTTCCATCCAATCTCTTTTTATACTTAAAGGCTCTAGTTTTACACCAGAATCTTTTTCAATTTCTGCTTTAATGATCAATATTAATCGCCTGTTTCTTCATAAAATTTTGGACTATGAAATTTATTACTGTAATCAAGCATAGTAACAATAGAATACTTAGTTCCAGAGGTTACTGGTTTTGCTTGATGTGGATACATATAGTTAGATGGAAAAATAAATAGATCTCCTTTTTTTGCTTTTAGGTTAAGTTGCTGTAGCCTAAAATAAAGTTCTCCACCCTCATAATCATCGTTTGGATATCCAACCAAAGAAACTACACAATTATAAGAAAATCCATGATCATGATGCTCCATAAAATGTTGTCCTGGACCGTATTTAACAAAGTTCATTGCTTCCCAGTATCGAAGTTCTCCTAAATTAAAAGTTGAAGAATAAGCGTCTACTACTTTTTTGGCTTTATCATAAATTCCTTGCCACAAATCCTGCAACTTTAAGCCTGATTCTGACTTGTCATGAATTATGTCAGTTTTTTTATATTTAAAATCAACACAATCACGATACTCTGGCATTAACTGTTGATATCCAACATATGCTGGTCCCCAGTTATATTGATTATTTTTGTCTTGCATTACTTGCTCTATTGTTTCAACAATTTTTAAATCTTCTGTTAAAACATCATGGTAAACAAAAATACCATTTCCTAAATTTTCAAACGATGACCAGGCGTTGTTTTCTAAATCATTTAAATTTGTCATAAAATATCCTTTTCTTTGTAATTAAAATTGTACCATAAACATTTAATTATTTTTGTGAGCATTATCGTTTAAATCCATCATAACAACAACACAATACTTAGTGCCTTGAACCATGTCTAAAGACGCATGCTCATATATGTAATTAGATGGAAAAATTGCTATATCTCCTCTTTTTGGTTTATATGTTAATTTATCTAGTCTTGGAAAGTAAAGTTCTCCACCTTCGTAATTATCATTAAGATAAATTACAGCCGATACTGTACATGCATAATAAGGTCCATGATCAGCATGAATTCTAAATTGTTGTCCAGAACCTTCATACTTTACAAAATTAAACGCTTCATAATAATTAACAGAAATACCCCAATATTTTGCATAATCATCTACACATAACTTTAATGTCTCATAAATATCGTTATGCATTTCAATAAGATTTTTATTTTCTAAGTTTACAGGACCTAAATTTTCTGGTTTATATTTAAAATCAGAACAATCTCTTGCAAATTTAACTGGTTTATCGGAATTTGTTACTTGGGCTTCACTCCACCTGTATTTTGTTTGTCCATTAAGCGTTGATTCAAGTGTATTAATATGTTTTTGACAATCATTTTCATTTATTGCATTTTCATATATGTTAAGACCTAATCCTGGATTAATAACATTAATACCATTAAATGTTTTTGGCAATATTCTAAAATTTGCTGACTCTGATCTGTCTTTTGAAAACCAAGGATTATCTTCTTCTTTTGTTAATTCCTCATACACTGTAAAACTCCTTTTTTATAATTATATCACAAGTATCTTTGTGAATGTTTTATTTAAAAGTAGTTTTCTTTTAAGGATTGTCAGGACGGTCAAAGACTAACATGTGTTGTGTAAAGAAGTTGTCATATGGTTCACAGTTGATAGAGAAAACAGTATCATCATATGGAAGAACTTCAAGTTCATAAATATTTACAAAGCCTTCTTCTGTTCTGTTATAAACTTTGTAAGAAAGATCTAGATCTGAAACATTTGTAAAACGAACAACATCATCTTTTTTAGTTAAAATGTAGTGATGAGTAGAAAAGATATCGCTATTAACTACAACAACACTTGTTACTGGTCTAGATG